AAAAATTCTAAAAGTTTTCGTTCTGATTCTGCATTTAGGCGAGCACCTTTTACAGTAATAATATATCTTGGAACAGCTTTGTTTTCAAAATAATCAAGATTAAATCTTTGAGCAAATTCATCACCAGCTACTGCATTTTTTGCAGACATAATATCTGGAATACCATAATAAGTATTTGTTGGTGAATATTTTTTTAAATGAATTACTTCATTTGGTCGTGGATCTGTACCAATTTGATCTTCTGTAAAGGTATCTCCATAGTTTCTAAAAAATGTATAACGGTTATAAACAACCTGAACAAAGCCATCACGGTGACGGCGAATACGCATTGTAATTGCTGGAATATGACCAATGTATCCAATTTTACCCGATGAAGTTCTACCAATTTCAATATATGCATTTCCAGTAACTTCTAGATCTGTATATGCTTTTTTAAGTGTTTCAAGAAAACCATCGTCAGAGTTCATTCCTTCTAAATAACTTTTTAATTCTACCCGACCACGAGCAATATTTCTTCTAATTTTATCAAGTTTTGCTGGTGTAGCCATTACATCTGCAACCTTATCTAAAGTCTTTTGTGTTTCTTGAAATTCATATCCAAGACCAATAACATTTGCTACTTTTGCTTCAACTGCTGCATGGTGAAAAGGGGATAGGTCAAAGAGTTGAGCCAAATACATAACATTATATGGTGGCTGAACAATCATAAACAGGGAATATCCTGTTAAATCAAGTGGGTCAAGTTTCTTTGATTTAGCATCACCAACACCAGTAAATGATTTTTCTAGTCTATTTGCTCTACGCTTAAAGTTTTCACTAAGACCATCAACTTTTTTAAGTTCTCCCCAATTTTTTGAAAATGGGTCATCATATTCAAATTCTTTAGATTTTGCAACACGATCCCTATCAGAAACAATATTTATTGTTTGCATAAAATCAAAATCGTCATCAGGCACTGGTGTTAAGCTAGTCATTATTTGTAAAGACCCATCTTTCTTTTTTGTTCAATATCTTCTTTAATTGCAGGAACATCTAATTCATCTGGAATTAAACCAAGGTCCATTCTTTGTTTTTGATATTCATATTCATCTTCAGTTACTTGTCGATGTCCAGAAAACCAAACTGGCTGACCCTCTAAGCCCATATTTTTTGCTGCTTTTTTTAATCTATTTATTCTAACAATATCACCTTTTATAGCAGGAACATTAAGGTAATTGCCATCTTCGTCTACTACTAATTTTCCCTCTGGCGTTTCCCAAAGATAAAGACCGTAAGAGACTTCTTCTACTTCTGTTATATTCATTTTTCCCATAACTAGATTTTACCATTTTTGTTTGCGAAAACGAAATTTTGTAACATATGTTAACCAAGATTAGTTATGATATAGCTTTCTTTTGACGAAGCAGAGTATAATTTTGTTGTATTTGGATCTGTAATTGAATATATTGTTTTTCCAGTGAATTGAGAATATCTGTCTAAAATATCTGCTGCAGTTGGGGTATTATTCCAAAATTGTAAATAGCCATATGTGCCTTTACTTCTTGTAGAGTTCATTACTAAATTTCCACCATTTAAATATAAAGCCGATGATGTTGGGGAAGATAAGACTAAAGCTAAATGATATAATTCATTTTGACTAGCAGAGTATGTTCCATTAGCTACGGATGCTCCATTTATATAAAGTGTGCCTCCCAAAGATCTAAATTTTCCAAGATTATCTATGTATATAGCTGGAGCGGTAGCAATAGAAGCAGAACTAATACTTTGGTCTATTGTATTATTTATTATATGTACTGGACTAGAGTATAAAATAGTTGATGATGATGTATTTGCAGTTCCCGACCAAGATGCTCCAGAAAAAGATCCATCAAAATATTCACCTAGTGTTGCACTAGGCTCTAATAAAAATCCGTCAGCATAAAATCTAACAGCATTTAAACTTGCCGTAGAGTTTGTTGTGCCTAAAAGCTCTGGGTAAATTAAATTGCCATTTAAAGATGCTGTTACCGATGTAGGTGCAGTTGCAGTAACAGACACTCTGGTATAAGAAGATGTAGAAATAGTATTAATTGTGGATGCTGTTAAAAGTGTTGTTGCAGACGCAGCAGAATTAAAAAATCTTATTCTAGCAGTAACCGAAGGACTTGGCATATTAACATCTAAGATATAGAATGAAAAGGTGTATGTTTGACCAGGTGTACAATCAGAGTATGTGAGTGGTGTAACTGTTCCAACTTTATGAAAACTTATTCTAATTTGACCAAAAGCAATATTTTGATTCATGTAAACGGCTCTTGATCCAAATAATGGAGATGCTGTACTTGTAGCTACTGTAAAATTAGTGTTGTAGTTTATAAATAAACTTGCAGTTGATGTAACTTCAAAAGATGGGTTTCTAATCAAATTTGTTCTTAATGTTTGAGTTGGAATAAAATCTGGTCTATACCACATTTCAATGGCGGAATAAGAAGATGAATCTGGTACAGTAATAAGAGCATTTGTTGGTAGTGCACCGCCAAATTTTAATCCAAAATTTTCTTGTCTTGCTAGTATGTCATTAGTACCATTTGATATAGTTAAATTTGGATTAGCACTAGCTGTAGATGCAGATAAAGTATACATTTCGTTATCTGATGTAAGTTCTAATGGATTATAAATATTATATGATAAATTATTAAAATACTGATAAGTTTTATCTATATTGTAATCAGTATCTATTTGAACTTTTAGTGCAATATTGTCAGCAACTCCTAGCGTATTATACAAGCTTGCAGTTTCATATCTATTTATTAAATTATATGTATTCCCGCCGTCTATTGAATAAGAAACTTGACAATTATCCATAGTTTTCCAATCAAATACCGAGCCATAATAATTGCTAATTGGTATAATTGCAGACGGTATTTGATGAATCCAAGTTCCCCTTTGTTGAATTAAAAATGGTGTTACAGATGATGAAAAGGGCATTAAAAATACAGAAACACTAGCAAAAGGAACAGAAGATATACTTCCAGAATATTTGTCAGTTATTCCAAAATTATCAATATATGAATATAAATTTTTAGTTGACTGATAGCTATTTCCGACTGTTAAAATAGAACCTTGATTAAAGTTTAAGGGAGTAGTTATTGTTGTTGAACCTGTTAGTCCAGAGTTATCTGATGTATATAAACTTACCAAGCTTCCAGAAAATTCAACGGCAATGTTTGAAATTTTAGCAGTGGATGCCGATTGACCCGTAGCCAAACTAATTAAACTTGTTGTAGACCCAGTGTATGGATCGTACATTTTTAAATAATAATTTGTATTGCCATCTGGAACATCATATTCAAGGTATAAATTGCTTCCATTTACATTTGATACTCCAAACAAATATTCGTTATAGCTTCCAGTAGATGTTCTATTTACTGTCATGTAAAAAGTAAATCCAGTTGTCATATTAAAATATTCTGGAATAAAATCTAAATCTATCCCTGCTGTTCCCGACCAATTTATTCCAGATGATGTATTTATTACATATGATGCTGATTGATCATAATTTTGATTAAATTGTGGAGTATTTAAAGTAAGTGCACTAAGTCCATGCTCGCTTATTTTTAATCTATCTGCTTTTCCTAAATTAGAAAAGTCAAAGCCTGATATATTTTTTGAATATCCCAAAGAGTCTTGATCTTCTGAAAAAGAAAACATAGATGTATTTGGAGATATAGCTCCTTGAAATTTAGGTTTTTCATCATTACCAGCCCAAAGAATATGTCTTTTTATTTGCTCTATATCTAACCTATAATCATAAAACTCAACTGAATTTATTAAAAAATTAGATGTATTTGAAGAATCTGAAATAACAAAAGATAAATTTGATTTTGTGGCAGAATTAATATTTGAAAAATCATTCACTATGCCACTAGATCCTTCTACCGCATTAATGCTAATAGAATGACTACCATTTGAATAAGTGGCAACAATATAATATTGTTTATCTAAATCATTTATTACTGTGTAAGAATCTATATTGTTAGTTCCTGGAAAAATATATCTAATAGTATTTGATTTATAATCGTATACAATTTTACCAATTACCGTAGCACCGTTTTTTATTGATAGCAGAGTAAGTTGATCGTTTGTATAAGTACCCGCACCCGAACCATTTAATTGATTATTAAGGCTAAGCCAAAAAGCAATTGTAAAGGTTCTATTTTGATAGTTATTAGA